ACTTATTAAATTAGTTTTGATTAGAACTGAAAACAAAAGAACTGGAACAGCGATAATTAAAGACATCGGTCCCCAACAATTCTTTATACTGTTACTCTTTCGCACTTCATTATTATTTGAATTCATTATTTATAAAAACACACTAGAAAAAAAGACTAGGATATAAGCAAATGAAATTATAATTATAAAATTGATTTTTACATGATACTATAATGAAGACAAAAAACTAAAGAAATGCCAGCACCATCAGCATCTGACATCTATAACATTGCGGTTGTTCCAAGCATTCTAACCATCATACATTATTCTAACATTATTGGATTTAATTACTTAAGGATTTTCATTCTCTTTCTAGTATCAATTGTTATTTATCAAAATATGCCTAATGCTAAGAAACAGTCTAAAACTGAAGAATTTCTAGGTCTTCAAACTCATCAGTTGATTTACTATGATTTTGAGACTACTGGATTGAATATGTTTCATGACCGCGTTATTGAATACGCTTTTATGAAAGAAAATTCTGATAAAAATCCCGCTGAGAACGTTCATTATATTAAAAGTCTAGTGAATCCGCACACCAAGTTTGAAGAAATCATCACAAAGATTACTGGCATTCACCCACAGGAACTCGAAACCCTACCGGGTATTGATAATCATTCAAACAAGATAGTCGATTTCCTGCGTATTCCTAATGGATGTGTTCCATACCTCGTAGCACACAACGGAGCAGGTTTCGATGATTTCTTTCTTAAGAGGATTCTATCTGAAAATTCACCAGGAATCTACGCAGAAGTTAAAAAAAATTTGCGATTTATTGATACAATTCATCTAGCGAAGAAGATTGCCAGGACTAAATATCACCGAAGATTTTCATTGAAAGCTCTAGCAGAGCATTATAAGATAAAAGAAGGAACTCATCGCGCTCTATCAGACGTGACTACTCTCCGTGAGGTGTATAAAGCCCTAATCCGTGACTTATCGCTAGAACTAGGAATGGAATTTGAAGATGTTCTAAATGACCCAGAAGGAGTCTATAATTGGTTGTATGACTTCAATTAAAATTAATTAAATAATTCACTTACTTTAGTTTCAACTGAAGTCCCTACTGAAGTCCCTAGAGAAGTAATACATTTTTTTTCATTTCCATTAAGTGTATCCACGGTAGGACCAGATTCATCATCAGTATCTGGAAGAAAAGATATATTATATTCCTTACCATAATTTTTGTTTTTAGTAGCGGTTCCAGTTTTATCTTTTTTACTTTTAGCCTTTCTTTCTTCGATTTCTTTCAATAAGATATCTACACCTACCTCCCTATAATGAAGCACATCATTCCATAGTTTAGTTAAACCCGTCAGCAATTTAGCCCAAAAATCTCTATCTCGATGAACAAGAATACATGAATATTCACATAATTTCCAATAACAGGTTGAAACATAATCATAGCGCTCATCATTTAAAATCCATCCAATAGTTTTGTCTTCCCATTCTCTCACTTCATCTATTGTCACATATGGTTTCTTGTTCTTATTGAAATATCTAAAAACTGTTTTTTCTAGAGTATAGTCGTATATTTCGATGACAACACCTTTTTCCATACCATTTGTCCTTGTGAAAACATCGGTCACTCGAATATCATCTACCTCATTAGCAGATGCCATCTCAGTATCGCCTATTTCTAGTGAATCCGCAATAAATTCATCTACACTAGAATATTCACGTAATTTACATTCCAAGAAATCACATTCAGGCAAATCACAAACTTCCAACTGACCCTGAACCTGACAGAAATAATATTCTGGAACTTGACCATTCAATTCTCTACTTTTTGGACATTTGATTTCCAACATGCGTCCAATGTATTGTCTATTTTCACTTTCATAACTACAGATACCATCTGGAGAAGCACCAATAAAATCATATTTAGGGTGTGGAATACAACCATATTCATTAATTTTTACATTGTTACGATTCTCGTAAATATTCACTGCTACATCCTCATATTTAACTCCATGTAGAATAGCTGGACCAGGATTAAATGGTCGTCCTTTACCACACTTAGTTAGTATAAGGTCCTCTCGTTTTGAATAAGGATTTTTATCAAGAGCTATCGCAAAGTCACTCGCCGTGATACGATTGTTTCTAAAAGCATACCATCCAGGTGTGCGCTGTTCTGGTGCTTCAATAGTATTAAGAAAATCTATAACGCCAATATTCCGTTGAATGTGTTCTTCACTCTTTTGTACCTCCACATTTTGAATCCTGTTTATAATCTCAGTTTCAATGACTTCAATTAAGTCATCTTCATACATTTTCTTAATCTTTTTTGGTAGCAAATATGCTATATATGTTTCCCGAACACAATCGCAAAATTCACGAAAATATACGTCCAAATTTAACTCGGAATTTTCAATCTCCCAGTTAGTAAACATATCGTGAATAATACTCTTAATTTCTGATACGTTAATATTCTTTCCTTTCAAAGGCTTATCCTTTGGAGCGATCTTTTTAATTTGACCAGTTGATGATGCTAAAACTTCTTCTTCTAAACTAGTATTTGAAGTCATAGTTAGTTAAAAACAAATTAAGTAATACTCTTGAAATACATTTAAATCAATTTTTATTATTCTGTAATAAATAAATAAGTTTTCCAAGCAAACTTAAGACAAGTATAATAACAGCTAAATTCATTGAAAAGCATGTTAAATAGCACCTGTAAATATCTCCATCTGTGTTACTAGAACAATTATTACATTTAAAACCATATACCTTATCGGGATTATTGAATACAAGGTATAAACTTGATATCACTAATCCTAAAACAAGTGAATCTCCTGGAAGGTTCCTATTGTATTTTAAAAGTATTAGTATTAACGGCACTTGATGTGTCATTAAATCCACAAATTTAGCAATGTAATGATTATCCTTTTTGATTTCAAAATCAAAGTATGGGAATTTGTGATATCTAGGATAATAATAAATAATAACAAATCCCCATATACTTACTATAATAGATACTAAAAGTAGTGAATTTTGATAATGTTGTAATTTACCTAGGTAGAACAAACCTGCTAAAATAATTGCCCAAACAGTGAAGTATTTGAAAGTTTCACGGAAAAGATTACCAACTAATTTAGCAAAGTTTTCAATAAATTTTACCAGTTTTAGGTCATCGATATCAGTGTATAAGGTGGATGCTCTTTCGGTTATTATGCCCATTCTATTTCTACTATAAATCTAGATATTTTTTAATTTTAAAATTGATTAGGTCATCCAACCCATAAATTTCATAACACCAAATAAAATGATTCCATTTCTTGCGGTTCTAACAAAGGTAGGATTTTACACACTAGCACTTAAGATGGCAGTTTCTGGCGGTATGTCTATATGGATGTGTAGTAATGTTGAAAATATAACTAGCATAGTAAATTCTACAAGAAATATCGAATTTTCAATGGAACATATTCAAGCGCGCATTGGTGAGGCCGCACTTACTACAGGATATGAATGTGGTGACAGATGTGCTGATATAATAGAAATGGCGGATTATTATAATAAGGAAGTTTCAGATATACTTCAAATAAATTGTAAAAATCCCAATAGCAATCTTTTATCTCTAGGAATGTCGCCTACTACTTGTGAATATATAACATCAAATGAGGGAACATCAAACATTATTAAATCTATTAACTATGGTGCCATAGAATACAAACCAGGTAAGTCTAAAGAAGTTATATCGAATGAAATTGAAGTTTTTAATCCAAAGGGTTCAACTGATACTGGTATTATAAATAAAAACGATAATACTATAGTGTCTCTCTATAGTCTATTAAATGAGCGTAAGGGAGGTATTCAGGATTACCTTTCAAATAAATATGAAACAGTAGTTAAAACAACAAAAAATGCTCGGCGTCATATTGGTTGGTTGGTTCAGGGCAAAACAAAGACACTTGAAATAATTAATCAGATAATCACTAGTTTTATTAATAATTTGAAACTATTCTTAGAGAAGGATTTCCTTCACTTGAAATCTAAAATACAAAAAAAATATGAAGATTATGAATTGTGTGCTAATTATATTCAGCAGACATTTACTACAGCACTAAGTATGTTACCATTAGCATCAGCTATTTAACTTAGTCGAAGTCTAACACCACTTTAAATTTATGTTTGTTAATGGTCTTTGTAGCATTGGTTGATAATTCGCGACGTTTCTTCTTACTGGCGCTTACTGGAGAAGGACCTATTTCTTCGTTGCCACTACCATTGCCACTAGCATTGCCACTAGCTTCCCCTCCTCCAGATTTATTTGCTTTGACAGTTTTCTTCTTACCGCTACTTTTTTTCTTTTCTTTACCTGGTCTAATATTTGTGTTCATATCCACCTCTATTTCTTTTAAATGGGTGCTAATATAATCTAAGACACGATTTTCGATAGCCCATTTAAAAAAATTTAATTGTGCTAGGGTTGTTGTTATATCTCCAGTAGGACCCCAATTTACAATACGGTCATTTCTACAAAATGGGTCAAATTTTATTTTGTGATAACTAGTTAATTGTGATCTATATCTTAAATAAACGAAAAACTGAATAGTAGAGTTGGTCACTTTATCAGGAGCATTTTCTTGGTATCGTGCCTTAGGCGAAATTCTCTTTTTCTTATTAGAACCTTTTTTTTTACTCTCATGCCCTTCTTGATTTATATAATAAACTATATTCTTCTTTTTACTATAGTTAGTTACAAACCAATCTATAATTCGCAAAGATATTTTGCTTTTACCGTTAATAATATCAAGGAATATTTCCATATCTTCATCTGTAATTCCAGAGTAAAATTCTGTTAAACTGGAATACAACAAATTCTTCTTAAGAATTTCTGAGTCAGCTGCTAATGTTTTAATAGACATAATAATAAATAAATAAAAAGCTTTAAGTCTATAGTTTATTTTTATTTACTAGAATAATAAAGGGTCATTACAATACCCAATAATATTACACCGAAAGATAATCCCATACCAGGTTTTAAACGCTGACCTAGATAGTAATGAGACAACAATAGTGTAGTAATTAGAGTGACACCCATGCCTACAAGTGAAACCATACCAGTGTTTTCGCCTGCTTTTATACTCATAATGTAAAATACAAATGCTACTGAATTTACAAGAGCTAATGGTATTAAATACTTCAAACCTTGTTTATTTTCACTATTTAATTTTAAATCGTCAAATGAAACCCCCATATAAAAAGCATAACCTAGAATTACCCAGAATGTAAATACTGTGTATGCTATTAATCTTAAAACTGAATATTGTTTAACACTAGGAAAATATTCAAGTGCCTTTTTATCTAATATAGGAACTAGTCCAAACATAAAACTTGAAACGAACAATGGAACTATTAAATTCAACATACTATAGTAATATAGTAAAATATAAAATTGATAATAAAACTTTTACGATATAAAAAAAATACTTTTAATTAATGCCAGAAGAACAAACTCAAAGCGAAAGTCCAATTACTACTGAGACGCATCCTGAAGTTCCATATTTGTGTGGAAGAGGTCTTTTAAATAAAGTAATGAATTCACCTAATACTACCAGTATAAGTGATATGTGTCTATCTGATGCTATTGATAGAATTAATCAAATTACTGTAGGGTCCTATTACACTAGCATGTATGTAGGATTGTGTAGTTTCACCCGGAAAATATTCGGTGAAGACCATATATTTTGTCGTAAATTGAGAGGATGTAGTAATACACACAGACTTCCTGGAGGATGGATCCAGTGCTCGAATGAAGCGGAGTATCTGCTTGAATGTTGTAACATTGAACATAATATTAGAAATAAATTGTTTCCTATGTGTTTTACTAATATAAGTAGCGAAGTTGAACTGCTTATCCCAAGAAGCACCAAAAGTCCAAATGACCCACCTAGATTTAGTGATGGAAGTGTAAGTGAAAACAGTTCAATGTTCATTTCAAAAACTAAAGATTCATATCACATAAAGGTAGATTTTATCGACGCGAATAGTAAAGAACGTCTAGAAAAATCTGTTCCACTTAAGTTGCTAATGAACCTTAACGATATTAAATCAATCGTTATTTCACCCAGATTTTACACAGATGAATTTATAGAAATGAAACCAGATAATATTCAACGCCTTCTAGGATTTTATAATACAAAATATAGAGATTTTATTGATGAAGTAGTAATTCCACAGTTAAAACAGGAAGACATTAATTTTAGCATTGAGTATAAAACATTTAACTTCGAAGACCCACCAGTATATTAACCGTAAAATTGACTTCAACTTATCTATACTATTATCTAAAAAATCACAAGCATTGAGAATGCGTGTTTCACCTATCATCAACCAACACTATGATACTCATGGAGACCCTCCCAGTAGTAATCCAACGGAAACTAAATACGCCTTTGCGAATAACCCATATTATCAATTGCCCGATGAGGAGAAAGCACAGATTCTCACTAGATACCATAATGGAAAACTTATTGACCGAATGTATATTCAAGAATATCTCCTACGGGATTGTCCCCAATACCTTGAGAATGAACCACCTAGCGAACAGCGGAGGTTTCTGGGACGTCAGTTCAAATGTCAGTGTAGCGATTGCGATGGACCAGATGTTTCTGGGGCATGTCTAGTTGAAGAGGCATTTTACGAGAAATCTGGTATAGATACACCAAAGGAGCTTATCAATAATTATAGCAGTAGTTCTTCACTGTCAGTTTCATTGGATTCAGATTATCTTGAACCAGATAGAATGGAGGAGATTTCTAGTTTAATGAAAAAGAGTCGCGTTTCTTTGACATACGAAGATATAAAAAAAATAGTTGAGACCGAAGTAGAACTATAATTGAATTCATTCAATCAATCAAATGGATAAAAGCATCAATATCCCAACGATATTTATCACAGATAAGTCTTAGTAATTTCAAATTTTGTGCTCGAATTATATTTTTTATATCACTAGTTAGTTTATCGTTTATGTCGATATCCATTTACTTGTATTAATTTGTATTAAATTAATAAATTTCAATCAATTTTATATTATTGTGCTTCAATATCACATTTCTTACCGAGGAATTTGGGTGATTCAAGGTTGTAACTAAAGACATTTTCATTTTCATCTAAAAGATACTGAGTCCCACGAATAAGTTCCAAATGAACACATAGATATTCTTCTTCATTATAAGTTACTTCCTTCTTTTTACGTCCGCGCTTACCTTTTTCTTTCCCAGCAAAAGTAGGGTCATCAATACGACCATGTGGCAACCTCTTCATATGACTAAGACAGAATTCTTCTCCATTTCGACGACTCCTAGTACATTGCTGTCCATCAATCTTTCGTCCAAGACACTGAAGGTCCTTAGGGAGACTCCTACGATTACGACGCTTAATTCCCATTTTTACACCAATCTTAGAAACGTCATCAATATATTTAGAAACTAACTCGTCTGTCCCTAGTCCATAATCTTTCCCAATTTTCCCAAGAAGTCCAATAACTTCTTCTTTAATGATTTTGAAGAGTTCATTTGGTGCTGGTGGTTTGATAGTTATGCCATCAAATTCACCTTCGCTAGTTCCTCCTCCGCCAATGCCAGTTAATTCATGTGTTTTCTTTAGTGACGCCATTATTATCTCTTAAGTATTATAAAATTTATTATAATAATAATTTTATATCAATTTTAAAAATATAAAAAATTTACTACTTAAAGATTTATTGTGGATGGCATGGTATTTCTCCAGGCATAGTATTTTCAAACTCGGAGCCTCCATCCATTTCATCCCTAGAATTGAATGTTTGCTTTGTTTTATTTATAATAATATCAGCAGTTCTTTCTTCTATCTTTTCCATAATTTTTATATTGTTAATTCCTTGCTTTGTATTATCACTATCACTATTACTACTTTCACGATGATGAAGTAGTTTTCGTAAATAATCTTTGCGGTCATTGGGTATATAACTAGGGAATACTACATCGAATTGAATATATAAGTCACCACGGTATCCAGTATCATTTACTGGCATCCCTTCATTTGCTATCTTATAAATAGAATTGGGTTTTATAACATCGCTAGTTTTTACTGTAAAATTCCTCTTGTCAATAGTTAAGAAATTTAATTCGGCACCACATAAGGCATCTATAAGAGAAATAGGTTTTTTTAATACTAAATCATTATCTAATCGAGAATAATATTTATTTTTTTTTTCAAGAAGCACTATTATTAAATTCCCTGGGAGATCATAATCAGGATGTTGATTACCCATTTTATCTAATACAATCTTTTCATTAACTTTAGTATTAGGTTTTATTTGAATATTCACTTTGCGTTGAACATTTTCAACTCTTCGTCCATTACATTTTACACAATGTTCTCCATCTTTAATATACTTTCCTTTTCCATTACAATGATAGCATGTCGTTTGTGATTGTGAAATCATATTACCCATCTGTCTTATTTGGGTAATAGTGCCATTACCATCACATTGACTACATTTTATTACACTATTGGCACTTTTTCCACCACAACCATTACAATCACTACAGACTTGTGTTAAATCAATTATAGATGCTACCTTGTTACACATATAGAAATCCTCAAGAGGAATTTCTATTTTCTGGATTTTATCGGGGCATTTCTTAACTACTTTTCTCGGTCTTCCATTGGCACCGCTTGAGTTTCCTGCGCCATTCCCACCGAATCCACCACCGAAAATATCATTAAACATATCAAATGGGTTAGAAGCAAAATTCATACCTCCATTTGCTCCCTCCATTCCAAATTGGTCATAATTTCTTCTTTTCTCTGGATTACTTAATATTTCATTAGCATGGGATATTTCCTTGAATTTTTCCTCTGATTCAGCTTTAGTTTTTTCATCACTCGTTTTAATTCTATCTGGATGATACTTCATTGCCAATTTTCTATATGCTTTTTTTATTTCAGTTTCACTAGCATCTCGTGATATACCTAATGTATCATATAATTTAGTATCTCGTGAATTAGAATTCATCTGCTCAAATACTCTAGTATATGCTTAAGTATATTTTCTTTTTCGAATTCGACCCTATTAACGAATTTATCAAATATTTTTATTCTTTCTTCTCTCTGTAATATTATTTCATCAATTAGAAGATTGAAGTCTCTAACTAATTCTGTTGTAAAAATTAGATAAAATATATGTCGTTTTGTATCAATGCTATCATAATTTAAATAATTATCATATAGTTCATAACAAATGTCTAGTATTAATGTAATTTTTATTATTATGTCACACTTTTTCTCTGGTAAATTTATTATTTCTTTATAATTACTCCTAAATAATTCGTAGGAGTAATCGGATAATTTAATATATTCATTGAATTCTTTTAATACTTCACGCATTTTTAAAGTTTCTTGGTAGTCACTGTAATATTTCAATAAGTCCATTATTCATTCGTTGAGACATTTTTTCCGATAAATTAGCGAAGAAATCATTAAAACAATAGACATTCGTTGTGTCTCTCTTAAATTGAGTTAATAATGAATAAAACAAATCAGTTGATTTTGAATACCCTAATGCTATTACATTATTCATTGTTCGTCCCTTTAACTTATCTTCATTGTAATCTGTGAAGTCATCACTTATTTGATATAATTTACCAAAGGTTTTACCTATTTCGATAAACCTATTACATTCAATTAATACCGTTGTTTTGTTGTCAGTATCATTCTTTCCTTTAACTATTATAAATCCAAGATATCCATAGAGGAACGATATTGAAAATAGCGTTGATGTTTTTAGACATAATAACTCACATTTTTTATGGGTGCCGAGTTTTGTTTCGATATTCTTGAAAAGGTCTATAAATTGCCCTACTGCTGTGTTTTGAATTAAATCAATAACTAATGGTAATAAATCTGGGAATATTGAAAGGTGACGATAAACTAGTTTAAGTGAATCCATTATGAATTTATTACTCAATCTTTTGGCATCTAATATAGAGTATTTTATATGAAAGCATTGCTGTCCTCTGCGAGTAACATCATTGTCCATACATGGCAAATCATCTAGTAATAAACTAGCAGTATGTAGTAATTCAATTGAAACCATAAGATTACCAATTACTTCCATATTAGAGTCGTCAAAGTTTAATCCTGATAAACTCTTATAAATTTCAAAAACTATAAGCGGTCTAAGTGCTTTTCCTGAGAATAGGCAATACTCCGCCATTTCTTTGAAATTTGGAATGCTACTTCCACTTCCTAATTCAAATTCACTAATTATGTATTCTTTAATACAATCATCAACGATTTTTCTGTCTGGAAACATATAATAAGAAAAAACAAATTATTCGGTGTATTTAAACTCCTTTGGGTTTTTGTGGTAATAACTACAATAATTAAATTTCAATGCTTGTATTCCAGTATTATTACCACTGACAGCGTCAAGATTAGATAAAAAACCAGGTATCTTTACTTTACCATCCCCACTGTATAACTCTCGTTCTATATTTGGACACTCCGTGGAGCTAAAATTATATTCCTTGTTTTCAGGAGTAGGTTCTACCCCATAAGTAGCTTCATATACATTATCATTATTTTCGTTTAATAATCTTCGTTTCTCCCCAGTAACAATATCTCTACAGTGAAATTTGATGCCTTTTAAACCACCTGTCTTATTTCCAACGTCACCTGAATGTATAGTTTCTACTTTATAAATAGCACTATGTGCTGGACAGGAAAAATCAACACCAGTGCCTTTATTGTTTTTTAATCCTATTTTCCCATCTTTTATGCGTATTTTACCACCTGGTTCCTGAATGTAATCTTCTAAAAGTTCATTTTCTTTAGATTTCTTTAATACCTTATCATTTTTATCATAGGTAAATTGTATCGCATGAATGTCTCCATCATCTCCTCTAGCATTTTTGCTATAAGTTAAAACGGCACCGTTAAATGGTTTATTTGTTCTAATTATTTCTTCTTCGCCAGTTTCTGAATTAAACACTAGTTCTTTTACACCTATATTTTTATCTAATTTACAAGTCCCATTTTTTAAACAACTACTACTTCTTACACCTAGTATATTTTTACTAACATCTGTTACTCCTCTATTATTACTTGTACTCCATTTAGGTATAATACGAGCTTTGTCTAAATCAAGAGTAGCATTATCTAATACACTTACATCAACAACATACTTTTCAGGATTGGGAACCTTTTTAAGTTTGAATGTTTTAATTTTATGATTAGTAATATCGCATTTTCTATCTTCACCCTTTTCTCCACGATAACCATAAGTTCCTCTAGGTCCCTTTAATCCAGGTTTAGAGATTCTATAGTAATAAACTGATATTGTATAAGTAGCAATGGCACAATTTATTATTATTAAAATCACAAATATAGGATAAAAATCATTAAACATTTGGTTATCCACTAGTCCTATAAATTTGTTTTTAAGAAATAATAGAAGAAATAAAACTATAAAACAACTAATGAACCCAATTGAAAATGGTATTTTCCAATCTAAACTCGCTTTAATTTTCATTACTAGTATAATAATACAAAAAAAATTATATTTAACCTAAACTCTGTAATCCTTTAGGTTTCTCTAGGAAGCTGCTCTTTTGGAATTGTGTAAAATACTGCTCCATATATCTATCTACTTTTTGATAATTCATTGCTATCATTTGACATCCAGTATCTAAGAAATTCTGTGGATTGTAATTTCTTGTGAAGAATGCGTTTTCTTCGGGAGTAACAAGTGCTAGATTATCGCGCATTTGAACTCTAACATCATCCAAATTTAGTTTTACATTATCGCTACTGGAAACCTCATCTACCAATGTTTTATAAGATATTTTATGGAAATCATCTCTATCTAATGAGAAATTCACTAATTCTTCTAATTTGCTATTTTGATAACCATCACTGGTCATTAAAATTAATTTTCCCATTAATTCACGCATAGGAGTGTTTAAAAGGTCTCCCTTACCATAGCTAAATTTACTTGGAAGTAATCGTGATTTAAAGTATTTAAATATGGTCTCCTGAATTCTATTATGACATTTGAAGTTTTTATTTGTTTTTAAATTTATCATTAGTATAAAAGGGTCATCGTAGTTGCTAACGAATCCACTTGTAAAAATGCTTTTTGCTAGTGTTTGACAGAATTTATCAAAACTTAATGTAGATAATGTTAATCGCCAGTTTCCTTTTTCAAATCCACTTGATACTACTGGGAAAGCATCGTCACTCAATGTATCATTGAAAACATCTACATATAATGCTCTAGGACCACATTTTATAGTTTGAAGCAATATGCGGTCACTTGTGTAATCAAGCAATTGATTTTTAGCTAAATATGGACGGAATGCTGTAGCTACATAGAAGTTTTTAAATAATTTATTTTGTCGTCCTTCTTGGTAGAGATATCTATAATCTATAGCAATACTAAGCATGTATTTGTTTAATTCAACTATTGTATTACCAACACGATAAGTTTCACTAGTAATATATACAAGATTTACTAGTAAATATATACAGAATAATGCTATGATTACATTTCCAAGACTCAAATTACTAGAAAATTCACGCATTCTATCTACAACTCCAATTTTATTATTTACTTGAGTTTTACTTGATGCTAAACTTTTAATATTCTTAGAACTAGAACCTGAACTAGAACCTGAAGTAGAACTAGAACCTGAAGTAGAACCGGAAGTAGTCCCTACACTGCCACTAGAACCGGAACTACTAGAACCGGAAGTAGTCCCTACACTGCCACTAGAACTCCCATTAACCTTATTAGGTGGTTTTTGTTGTAAAACATTTTGGATATTTACAATATCAGTCTTATTCTGTTTTGTGCTTGAATTACTACCTAAAGATAAATTGTTAGAGGAATTTCCCAAACCTATTAAATTTAAATTATTTAAATTATTCATACTATTAAAATACTATTCTATTTTTTTTACCGAGAATTATTAAATACTTTTAGCTACACGACTTTGTTTTCTACTTTTTCTAGAATTTGATAGTGAACGTGCCCTTGATAATGTTTTACTTGATAATTGTCTTATTTGTGTCTTTGTTAAGTCTATATCATCAGTTCCCATTGTCTGATACCATTTTCTTTCTAAATACTCTTCTAATTCATGTAATTTTGCTATATTAATAGCATTTTGTATATTACATAATTTCATTCTATAACCATTTTGACGTTTATAACTTTTTGGCAGACTTTTAACTAATTCATCTAACATTTGAGTTTCTTCTGTAGTAGGTCCTCTTAAAATACTATATGGTATAGCTAATGATTTTTCATAAATATCATCTGGTGTTTCACAAGGCTTATCACCTAAATTATATAAGAACCTTTTATGATATCCTATATTACGTAGATTTGAGGCTTCATTAAACATATTAATTTCTTTTGTACCCATAGATTTTATGAATATGTAAAGTAAAAATGTTGCCCAGGGAAATTTATATTCATTAGTTTTCTTGTGATTAGGCTCAAATCCAAACATTTTAGTTGAACAGGTTATAATACAATAGTAATTTTTTACACTAGTTTTTTTTAGAAACTTGAATGAAATCAAATTTTCATAGTAAAGTGTAATGTCTTTGTATGCTCCACCATTGTGTCTTCTAGATGTAGAGTGAGAGGTTCGAGACTCTAATTCAATTTCTTTCATTCTAGTTAGTAATTCACTGCGATATCTTTCAGGGTCTCTATTCAATTTCATTTTCATTATAGGACGTAACCCTACTTGTGTTCTCAACTTATTAAAGTACTTATCATTTTCTATAATTGGTAGTGATTCTAACTGTGTAATTAGTCTAGTATCAATTACTTCATCATGCCACTTTTTCTCATTTTTTTCAATAGTTTTTGAAACAAACATAAATATAGTATCTGGTTTTGGGTTTGTCAAATAGCTTCTAATATATTTTTCATTTATAACATTTTCCCTTGTTTTTAGTCTACAAACATCTGATAAGTTTATTGTGCCATTAAGTATTCTGTCTATTAATGAAGAGATATTGTATCTTAATTTTTCACTTGGTATTATATAAACTTTATAATTACCTATTTTATATATATTCCCTCCTATCGAATATCTAATATTTTTAATTTTATCGAAACTCATATTATTATTATTAAAATACATTTTTATTAATTTATATTCAAAAAAAAATCTTAAATCTCTCAGTTTTTCATTTTATTTTTTTCAATCTAAAAATTATTTTGTAGAGTATATAATACTTCAAAATGACATCTCAAGAAATCGTAAAAGAAGAAATTCTCCAAGAACGCGAAAATCGTTTCGTTTTATTCCCAATTGATTATCCAGCAATTTTTGAAAAATATAAACAAGCTGTAGCTAGTTTCTGGAGCGTAGAAGAAGTAGACCTTTCCAAAGACCTTAATGACTGGGAAGCACTTAGTGATAATGAACGCCATTTCATTGAACATGTTCTAGCATTTTTTGCTGGAAGTGATGGTATTGTAACTGAAAATCTCGCCCAGAGATTTATGAATGATATTAAAATCCAGGAAGCCAAGTGTTTCTATGGTTTTCAAATAGCAATGGAAAATATTCATAGTGAAATGTATTCACTTCTCATTGATACTTATATTCGTGACGCAACCCGAAAAAATGAATTATTCAATGCTATTGATAGCATTCCCTGTATTAAAAAGAAAGCTGATTGGGCTCTTAAATACATTGACTCAGACGATGCTACCTTCCAAGAACGTCTTATAGCATTTGCGGCCGTTGAAGGTATTTTCTTTAGTGGTAGTTTCTGCGCTATTTTCTGGTTAAAGAAGCGTGGATTAATGCCTGGTTTAACATTTAGTAATGAACTCATCTCTAGAGATGAAGGATTACACACTGAGTTCGCTACTGTAATCTATAGTATGCTCACCGAGAAACTCGATAAGTCGCGTTTAAATCAAATTATTACTGATGCTGTAGAAATAGAAAAAGAATTTATTACTGAAAGTATTCCCTGTAGATTAATTGGTATGAACGCAGAATTAATGAGTAAATACATTGAATTTGTAGCGGATCGCCTATTAGTTCAATTAGGAAATGAAAAACATTATAACTCCGAGAATCCATTCCAGTTTATGGAAATGATTTCAATGGAAGGAAAAACCAATTTCTTTGAAAAGAGAGTAGCAGATTATTCAAAGGCGAATGTTTCTACCGGAAACACTGGTGGCGATAATGAATTATCTTTCGATAATGAAGATTTCTAAATTATTGCCTTTTAGTTTTAGTTTTATAACCATCTAATGTTTTACTTTGATATCTCTTTAATTTTTTAATTAAGTCATTTCTTAATAATTTTCTGCCTTTTTTTGATCCTCTAACATATTTTGTTCCAATACGTTTTTCGAGCGAATATGCCTGTAGTTGTTTATTTGTAAAATCTGCGTAATTGTAATTAATAGTACACGCAATTCCTTGTCCTTTAGGTGGGTTACTACCCTTCAATACGCTTTTATAACATATTCCATATGGATTAATAGTCTTTTCACGAACTTTCATTAAACAACTACAATACTTACGACCTTTAAGAGTTAGTGGTATATTAACTCTGTATTCACGTCTTGGTTTAATACTAGTCTTCATTAAAATAAAAGTAGAAAAAAAATTAACTTCAACTTTATCTTTTTACCAGAGACCCTAGTCCTTTATAATTTTCTAGAGGAATATTTACTCTAACCCTTCTACGGGTTTTATTTGTAGAGTCTAAGCGTCTTTTTTTACTTAGACATTTTTTATTAACGCATTGGAGTAAATCACTTTTACAATCCTTTGAATTGACGCATTTATTACCTTGACCTAATATAATTTCATTACATATCCCAGTTAAATATTTGTCTCTCATTGCTTTTTGACATTGCGGTTTATTTCGTGTATCACTAACAATACATTCACGGTCATCAACACATGATTCGCCTATTTTACGTGTTTTACGACCGGATTTTTTTGGCATTTTTGGAGTACAAGTAACTGGGACATTTCTTTTTATAAATATCTCACGGTCTCTTTGTTTTTGGTAATTAAAAAGAGCTCCCATTTCTGAGAATACTTTAGATATACCCCTTTGTTCATTTTTAACTGAATTTAAATAATCTCTAACTTCAGTGTTGTATTGGTTTTCTTCACATGGTGTTTTGTAATTCATTGTATAACTTCCAGGTAATGGCATTAATCCACCAAAAACAAATATATCACCATCAATTTGAGCAATAGAATTAAAATCTACTGGTTTTGATGTAGAATTATAAGTAGAAGGTTCTTGAACCTGCTCTGTAATTTTATCTGTGACACCAGTAATAACTTGACTAGTTTTTTCAATAGCGGACTTACCTAAATCAGTGAGATAGTCTAAACCTTTGTCAAAACTATCAGGCAAATCGGGTATTTTAAATTCTTGTAATTGTATACCAGTGGACATAACTGCTTCTATAATACTACTAGAAATTAAATTAGTTACCTATTAATTAAACTGAGAACTATTTTATATACTAAGGGAGGAGGAACAGCATTACCTATTTGTGTAATCTTGTTTTTGTTGTTTCCTGTAAGAATAAAATCCTGTGGAAACCCTTGAATCTGTTTTAATTCATCTGGAAGAATACATCTAGCAAAATATCCATTTGAGTTGCGCAATGGCACATACAATCTAGGTTGATGGTCATAACTACAAATAATAGTTTTACAGGTGTTTCGTATATCAATAATTTCACTATGAATTGGAGAGATTCTCTTACCGAATGATAGGAGATTCTTATGGACTTTATCGGCATATTCGGTATCGCGCGTCTTCGCTTTCAACTTTAAATATGGATGAACCTTTTCAGGAATTTCATCCTCTTCATTTTCCATATCAGTTAAAATACATTCTTCTGGAACACTCGCAAAATCGAAATCTTCAGGTGTAATTTTAATAGCACCAGTCATATCAAATTTAATTATATCTCGCAAGTTCAATTCTTGGACTTTAATAACTTCTGGGAAACTATAATTAGTATCCAAATCATTACGAATACCGACAATAATTAGTCTTTTGCGTTCTTGTGGCACACCTACTTCAGTAGCTTTAAATACGCGATAAAATACAGTATAACCAATGCTTTCAAACTCACTCTTAATTACAGACATATAAGTTTCACCAGAAACGGTTTTTCTACTCAATAGCCCAGAAACATTCTCACCTATAATATATTTAGGTTTGATAAGTCGCGTTGCTCTAGAAAATTCTCTAAAAAGAGTATTCCTTGGATCATCAGGTAGTTTTTTGCCAGCGTTTGAAAACCCCTGACAAGGGAATCCAGCAAATAAGAAGCTTATATTTTTATCTTTGTATTTTGAGAATTCACTATCTGGGATTTTCATAATATCAGTAACACACTTTCCCTTAGCATCAGCAGTGGAAATTAACTGACTTTCTGGAAAGTTTTCCAAATGTGTTTCAATAGCACTCTTGTTAAATTCGTTGAATGCTATTACTTTACACCCAGTCATTTCCATACCTAGCGTGTCTCCACCCATACCAGCAAACAAACTTATTGCTAATCGAGGTTTTTTATTAACTTTCATAGTTATTTTATAATTAAGACTATATTAATTTATAAGTCAATTTTTAATTAATTTTTAATCTATTTTTTTATATAACCTTATAGTATATGGAGCAGACTTGTCAGAGTAAAACCGTCTTCAGTAAAGAAGACTATAATAGTAGTGATGGAATGCTAACATACGTTTGGGGACCTAGTATGTGGCACACTCTCCATACAATTAGTTTTAATTACCCCATTAAACCAGACCGTGATACAAAATTAAAATACCTAGAATTCTTCCGAGGATTACGAAACATTCTCCCATGTAAATACTGTCGTATAAACTTAGTAAAAAATTTAAAGAAAGTCCCACTTACAATGAAGACTATGCGTGACAGAGAGAGTTTATCTAGATGGGTTTATAAACTTCACGAGGAAATAAATGCTATGTTAGGTAAAAAATCCGGATTATCTTATGATGACGTTAGAGATAGATATGAAATCTTTCGCGCTAGATGTATAGATGATACAGAAGGTAAGAAGAAAACAAAGAAGAATAAAGGTAAATCTTTGAAACCTAAATCAAAAAAAAAACAAATCGAAAAAGGATGTACTAATCCATTGTATGGTGTTCGTTCAAAGTGTGTAATTAACATTGTTCCTAGAGATACTCGCTGTAAGAGTTTCTCAATTGATAAAAGATGTAAGTTACGCCGTCGCAGGAATACTAGGAAATAATAAGTCCTAAAAATATTTTACATTGAGAAACTTCATATTAACTTCTCTGTTTGTTTCTCTAAGTTCTCTATTAAGTTCTTCTACATTTCCTATTAATTTATTAACAATAGAATATCCTTTATTGTAAAAAATATTACTAGTTTCCCCTGAAACACGAGGTAATACTAGAATATTGTCATTTCCTTCAAATAACATTTTGTTTATAATTATTTATAATACTGTCTATTTCTTGTTAAGTTCGTTTAGTAATTACTAAAATATTATCCCCTAATTTAAATGGCCTTCTTTTTTCAAAGGAAAAATAAATTACAACCAGTAGATTTTATATTTAGTTCAAACTCCACTACTCAAGCTAGTATGGAGATAGCAACAAGTGTATTAACAAAAATCCAGGAAACTTATAAGGTGGATGCCTCTAACACATACACCGACCTAGAAATATTTAGTAGTGTATCGGAAGAAACATCTAGTTTAATGAAAAGTTTAGACCAAACCTATACTTTTATGGGAAGAAGCAAATTAAAAAGAGTTCTTGAAAATCCTAGTTACGATATAAAAACACTAAGGATGAAACAACGTTTAGTAAAAACATTAAAGTCTAGTTCTAGATACACAGAGGTATTGGAATATCTAGAAAAACTCCGCGAACACGAGAAGTCAGTTTTATGGTTACTACGTGAGAAAACTAGAGAAGAGCAACATATTATTGACTCACTCTATTTTAAAAATCGTTTCTTGAAAAACTTAAATAATAACGAATCAGTAATGAATATTTATAATTTTTTTAGAATAATATTTTCTCCAGTGTATGGTCTTCTCTCACCATTAATGTTTATGTTGGTGCCATTTATTTACTTGAGATTATTTACTGGAATAAGAATACCATTTTCTACCTATTTGAAACTGTTCCGTTTAACTTTATTTGGAGGAATTCCAGATCCGATTGATATGATTAGAACAACACAGAATGCTTATAATTCTCGTAATCCCGAAATGATAAGAAATTTATTGGGGAATGCTAGGGCGAGAACTGGAGGAATAAAGGTATCTAAGTTGGCATCTATGCTATTTTCACTCGTATTATACATTCAAAATGTTATTAATTCTTTCGAGATTTCTGGTAGAACAAGAGAAACTGTCGATTCTATTCATGTTAGATTATCAGGATGCGCCAAATATATTGCTACAGCAACAAAATTAATAGAAATAACCGATAATATATTGGAAAACAAAGAAACAAATATAGAGAATCCCTTCCCCATTCTCTCTAATCCAGTTTTTAAAGAAGAACCCAGTTTAATGTCAAATAAAGGTAGTATTCATTTAAAGAATTAGAGGAAAATTCAAAAAAATTTAATAGCATACTTGAAAAGGTTGGTGAGATAGACAATATTGTAAATACTATTAAACTATTAAATAGTAATGAGGCGAATGTAAATAATGGGTCACAATATAGTTTTGCTGAATATGTAGTAGATAACACACCTAAATTAATAGCAAAGGATATATGGCACCCATGCCTTGATAGAGAAAAAGTAGTTCTTAACAGTGTTAATTTAGGTAATCCTAATCCAAATATGGTAATAACAGGACCTAATGCTGGTGGTAAAAGCACATTTATTAAATCAATAACAATTAATGTATTGCTTTCACAAACACTAGGAATAACCGCAGCTAGTGAATTCCGTATCACACCTTTTTCATTAATAAATACATATCTAAATATTCCAGATGTAAAAGGAAAGGAATCTTTGTTTGAGGCTGAAATGCACCGTGCTAGAGAACATCTATTGAAACTAGCGGATTTACCCAAAGACCAATATAGTTTCTTAATTATGGATGAAATATTTAGTAGCACTAATCCCGAAGAAGGTATCTCAGGAGGTTATGCTATTTGTGAAATGCTTGGAAAGTATGCTAATAGTATATCTATTATTACTACACATTTTACAAAATTAACTGATTTAGAGAAAACTAGTAATTTCTCTTGTTACAAAATACCTATTAACCGTGACAATAATGGAGATATTGAATATACTTATAAATTGGAACCAGGAGTATCAGACCAATTTATAGCTTTGGAACTACTTGGTAAAAAGGGGTTTGATAAAGACATTGTTAATAGAGCAATAAATTTATGCCAAGACATTAGAGAAAAACCAGTAGAGGAACCAGTAGAGGAACCACCTATAGAAGAAAAAGTAGAAGAACCTGAACCAATTCCCGAAAAACCTAAGCGCACTCGAAAACCTAAGAAGTCAAAACCTGTAAAAATTGAAACTGATGAAACTGAACCTTGAATAATAACACTAAACTTAAAATGACAGACACACAAATTCAAGAAGTAATTAAAGCATTCAAGGCAAACATTCCTACACACCTTCGATATCGAAGTATTCAGGAATATCAATTTACAGCTGAGGACTATGAGATTATTCGTAGTGCAATTAAAAGTTACCCCAATTCAGAGTCTCTTAAAGGATATGGTATTCGTGAATTTATTGGAGAACTAGCGCGTGACAGGGTAAATGAAAAAGGAGATGGACTTCCTATTCTTTCCTGGGATTAATAACAAATATTTTCAAGAAAAGTAAAACATACTTAGAGAAATAACCCCTAAATTAAAAATATAAATGAAAATTAATATTATTTCGGATACAAAAATACGAGATGCTGGAATTGACCTTGAAGTAATTGATTTTATGTTTAAAAAAATCCGTGACAAAACAGATATTCATATGGAACCAGTTTCAGCCTATAAAATAGAAAAGAAAGCGTCTATTAATTTTTTTATTAATTGTGTTAATTACAACTTCTTCAAAGATGCCAAGACAAATGTAGCATTAGTAGACCATGCTATAATTCCTAAAAGTGTATTAGATTACTTACCGTTATTTGACTATGTAATTGTAAAAGATTCATATACTCAAACTATCTTAACGAGTTATTACAACAATAGCAACAATTGCTTGGGTGAAATAAGATTCTTGAATATGGGGTGGGGTTCCCCAAGTATTACTGAATTCCAGAAAAATAAGAATTTTCGCGAAGTTCTTCTGTATGTTCCTAGTCTTCGTGACCCGGTTTTTAAGCAAGTAATTGATTCATGGCTCCCAGAATATCCCCGCCTCAATGTTGTAGGTGCTGAACGTCTATTACAAAGACCCAATTCTAGCAACATTGAATTCCACGACAATTGTAAGAATGACGAATTTCATAAAATGTTCAATTCAATGGGATTTCATCTCATTCCCGAGAAATACAATGGATTTCAACACCTGGTAAATCAGTGTAAGCAAGTAGGGAGCATTCCAATTTGCTTAGATACAGCAAGTAACCGAGAAGTGCTTCTCGAAGAGAACTGTTTCTTCATTCCCTGTAAAAAGGCAAAAAGTAAAATTAATTTAGATTTAATTGGTCCAGCTCTTACAGTAAATATGGATTCATTACATAATACATTATCCCGGGCTTTCTCCAAGAGTGAAACTGATCTAAATCTTATGTCCAAAGATAATATTTCCGAGTATAATAAATATTATAACAAATTCGGTGCTTTATTTCGTGATAACTTCACCGATATTATAAGAAAAACTAGAGATACATCTAAATATACTGAATTATCACTTAAAACAACTGATTTGCCCAAAGTAACTATTGTGACTCCTACTTTTAACCGCGCCGATTTTTTCAAATTAGCAATTCTCAATTATAATAGTTTAAATTATCCACGTGAAAAACTTGAATGGATTATTGTTGATGATAGTGACAACCAAGATACTATGAATCAACTTCCCATAGAAGAACATCGAGGTAAATACAACATAGTTTATCTGCGAATAGAGAATACTGATTCTGGAAATATGAGTATTGGTGAGAAGCGTAATCTTGCGATTTCTAAGGCAACTGGAGAAATTATAATGTGTATGGATGATGATGACTATTATTATCCTGATTATCTAAGAAACCGAGTGAATACTCTAGTATCTATTAACCAACATAGAGGAAAGAGGTGTTTAACGTGTACACACCTTGGAATCTTTGAATTCAAAAGATGTGTATCGATGATATATTCGCCAAGACTTGATACACCATTTCCTGAACAAGTGGCGCCTTCTAGTCTTGTATTCTATAGAGACTTCTGGAACCGTGAGCAACAGCAATGCTTCGAGGACTGTTCAAGAGGAGAAGCGGAGCAATTCGTTTCTGGTAGGATACATTTGATAGAACCAGTATCATATGAAAATAGTATTGTCTGTCTAGCCCATGAAAACAATATTCGCGATATTTGTCCACCAGGTAACACCGATAGAAATGGAAGTCATTTTAAATTCACCGAAAATGTATTTAAATTTATAACATCAATTGGAGAAAAACCTAAGGAGAAAAAACCCGAACTTCCTAAGTCTAACTAATAAAAACAAATGGATTTTCCTAACCTAAAGTTTCATAGTGTTATTTTTTTATAAATTAAAATGTCTATAGCTATCTATACCCTATTATTACTCGAAAATATAAAAACAAATGCGTTAACTCATTATCAACCTAATCTCATTCCTAAAAATTCTGATAGATATTGTAACATTTCACATGAAAATAGTAATAATTGTATTAATACTCTAGGATGCGGATGGTGCTATAATAATAAAACTAAAGTTAGTTCTTGTGAATATGTTGGTGTTTGTTTCATCAAGAATAACTACGATATTTCCAATTGTGAAATACTCGACCAAACTATTACCTGTAATTTTATACGATTACTTGGATTTTTTATTGTAATAGGTGTTATGACTTCTACAATGTCGTGTTGTCTATCTATATTAAGACACTTTATACAGTCCTCAAATTGTGAATCTCTAGTATATTTTGTTGGAATGATATCAGTGCTATTATATAGTTTATTACCAATTTTCCTGTTGTATTATTCAACTTTTACTATATTCTGTTTAGTAACACTAGTTCAATTGGGCATTTCAACTACATATTGGTTGTGTGGAAATACTGAACAGGTGCGACAGGTATATTTAAATAAGAACCATAGTGAATATCAAACTATACAGTGACACATATATAAAATAATTATAAGGAAATAAACGCGAAATATTTAAATCCACGTGAATATTATAAGGAAAATAAAAGAAACAAATAAAACGACTTAAAGATTTTATAAGGTATAAAAGTATAAAAAAATGACATCCACCGAAGAAACCCCTCCAGCAACCGAAACAACAACTGAACCAACTCTCCATGATACAATCAACGAACAGTTCCGAGTCCTCCAGACAGGACTCAATGATATGTTCAAAATGTCTCGCAATATGCAGGACCAGTTAAAGTCACTCCAGAAATCTTGCCGACAGGTAGAAAAGAAAACAAGAGTTAAGAAAAAGCGTCCACAGGAACCACTTGTGTTAAGTGCTGAACT